CCGCCATTTGGACAAATCCGCCTTGGCGGTCGTCGGTAGCACTAAGGAAGTTTACCATTGCGGGGATGCATATCTCTTTGCGGGTGAAAAGCTGGCCCTCACCAATGCACACGGGGCATCTTCCGTCCGTAAAAGAGATAGGGCTAATGGTCCTAGACTGGTCGGTGGACGGAAAGACCGTGGTGGAAGCAACAAAAGAAGCATCAAAAACATTAGAAGACTTCTTGTTAATAGAATCCCAAATACAATTGGGACAATCCACAAACATCGGGCTCTCTTGAACGATACATAGGTTTTGAGAAAGATCTAGCACCAATTGCTGGGTGAGTTTTTTGAACTCTTGCTTTATGCGATTGGACACTAGTTTTCTGGGCATTAGTCTATCCTAACCCCTTCCAAACCGTATGAAGCATTGAAGCGGGCGCACTCAATCATTTCCCGAATCTTATTTTTCAGATCATTAAGATCTTCGGTGCGTGACATGATATTCCTACTGTTGTCGTAGGTAGTGTCGCCGTCTCTAATCATGACCGCTTGCTGCTGGGCCTCTCTTAACTCTCCTTCTAGTAGAAGAATAGCGGCCTGCATAATTAACATCTCGGTGGTGATCTGCTCGGTAGTAAGTCCGCAAGAAACTAGAAGGTTACTGGCCCTATCATAGGCCAGAAGGATCTCTCTATCGGAGAATCTAAAGCTATTATAAAAGATGTCCAGAGTTCCTGTAATACAAGGATCGCTACCACTGAAGGTGAGATAACGATATCCTATTACCTGCGGATCCGCGAGCGTCGTCTTATCAGTCCCATCTAACCTAATCCTTTGGGGCCAGCCTTTCCACTCTATTAGTTCCCAAGTACACTGATCAGAAGAAATATGAGCAGCACATGCGTATTGGGAGCTGGGGTCAGACGAGTCATAGAAATCTCTCTCAATAATCCCAAGGTCTCCTGCGGTTACTCGAATAGACTCAACGATCTCCCTATCCTGAGTAGAAAGAGCTATCTCGGGCGGGTAGGTCGCAGTCGATTCTGGTACGGTGTATTCGGAGAAATTACCTGTTTCCTGTGCGGGGTCTGAAAATACACTTGTAACCATCGTCGTACTATGGCTATACTGTGCCTTATAATAAGTCGACGGCGTCGAAGTTAAATCAAGAGATGCATAAGAATCAGCGCCCGTTAAAGATATTGTCTCCGATACAGTAAAGGGTCCGTTGACGGAGCTGGCCTTATAAACCAACAGCTCGTTGAAGATAGCCGCCACGGACACAGTATCAGTTACGGTTACGGTTACGGTCCCCTGCAAAACAGATGTTATTACTGGTTTGAGAACTGACATTTACCCGGGTGACCTCCTTCTAGAAATATACTTGATCTAATCTCTTAATTAGATATCTCATGTGAGCTTCTTTTCTGGCGAGCTGCTTACTGGCAGAAAGCGCCTTTCTCAATACCGCTTTGTTTTTGCACTTATCAATAAGCTGGCGGGCCACGACGATTTCGCTCTCAAGTATGAGCTGGGCCGTGATTTGCTCTTTTTCTTTAGTTTCGTCCCGCCTAACCATGTTCTTACCTGCGCCCTGGGCGGCGGCGATCCTCTCGGTCTGCTGCGGAGCCTCTTCCTCGAAGTAAGCTTCCCCTTCAGACTTGTAAAATCCCCAAACAGCATCCTGGAAATAATTTTCCTTAAGCCAGGTAACAAAAGAGGGTCCTTTTTTCTTCCCACTCTTCTCCCCTACAACTACGTAGGCGTCATCAAAAGAGACGGAGAATCCGGGGTTGACCGCTCTCTGTAAAACAAATACGGGACGATCACTATCGTTCTGAATAAAACCTTTCATAATTTATTCCTCTCCCTCGGGCATGGAGCCCGAGTTAATATATCTCATGTCATAATATTTGTCTAGGTATTTATCGTTGAAGTTGTGAAGGTAGTTGGAAAGGCGGTGTATCAACAGGGAAGTGATAGCGAGATCCGCCCAGTACCATCCAGTTAAATTATAAGCCAAACCAAGTAAAAACGCAACCCCAAATGCTGTCCAAACTGAAAAACAATACCCGCAGCTGAAGAGTGTCTCCAACCAAGATCCCCTAGACTTGATGAAATCTCTGGCGGGCCTGGTAATCTCTGACTTTATAACGAGTTCCGTCAGTAGCTCTGTCAGCAAGACAGCGAATAGAAATTTTGAAACACAGATAGCAAATGCTAGAGAAAACATGAAAACTCCTTACTTACTAAAGATATAAACAACAGATAACCCTTCCTGGATAACGCTGACCAAGTTCCAATCTGAAACTCCAAGCGTAGTAAGCTCGGCCTCGGTCAAAAGGGTGCAGGTGGTGCGGGTTTCTACCTTATAGAATACTACCATTATTTCCTCCTAGTGCCAGACCTTGGTAACAGGGCGGGGAGACCATGTTTTTACCTAGGACAAACCAAGGCCTGGCTAGAATTTCTTGTGTTGGTATAAAAAAACCGACAGGGCTAGTTGCAAGACCCTATCGGCAACTGTTCATCCCCATAATTGTACCCCCATTATTCTGGTCCTAAAGGAAGGGGACTAAGAAGCCCCCCTCCAGTAGGATTATAGAAATTACGATCGGTCGATAACTCCAATTCCGCACATTCGGGAATCGAGTAGAGCAAATCCAACCTCTTCCCAACCGAAGAAGCCTTGCTTCTGCTGTCGGAGTAGGGTAGGATCGTCATGAGCCTCAAATTCCTTTCGAACGGGCATTACTAGAGAATCATTAACGGAGAGGTCAAATCCGTAGACCTGAGTCTCACCAGCAGCGGTTACATTACCATTAGCGTCAACGGCGTTAACGTTAGTTGGCGTGTAATCGTTGAAATCACCAGAGCCGTCTACCTGGAAAATTCCAAACGTAGAAGCGGCGGAGTTAATATTGTATCGACCGGTAGCACCAAGCTGGAATACCTCGTGAAGATTGATGTTCCAAATTCGGCCAAGGCCAGCAGCCGTGAAGATCTCTCGGCGGGTGACTGGGTCGATCTGGGTATCAGTCCATTCACGAATGTCAGCGGCATCTTCAGGCGAAATGTAAAGATCAGTTAGAGATCTTCGAGTTCGCTTGAAGCCTACTAGCATTAGGTTTAGAAGTTCCTTAGACAGGAAGTTCTCACCGGTTGAACCAGCAGGTACCTGGTAAATGGGAGCACCGCGAGCGCCAAGGAGTCCCTGGCCAGCAAATGCTGTGGTAGCGCCTGGAGTGATAACTCTCCAACCAGACTCTTCCTCATAATCTGCAATCGCGCGAGCAGCGTTTCGAGCAGCCCTCTCGGGGATGTCGATTCGGGAGTCTCGTGCATAAGTTACCTTCCAATCAGCAGAAACGCTAATGGAGAAGGTAGGCACGAATACTTCCTCACCTACGCCTTCGATGAAGTTCTGAGCGATATAGCCGAGACCTGGCAGTACGAATACTGGGATCTCGAAGTCGTCCGCGACTGGGTAAACAGCCTGCGCACCAGGAGCGAGTCGCTCAACAGCAAATAGCTGTCGCATAATAGATGCATCTCGGATCTCCTGAAGAATAGGCACTGTTAGTGCCTGAGCAAACGCCTTATATGCTTCGACACCCTCGGGAGTGTCAAGCGCGGCTGTTGCTTTAAATAGTTCAGCGAGCTTTTGTCTATCCATTAGATAGTCCTCCTTAGGGTTTTTATATTAGAAGCTTAATTCTTAGATTTTGACCTGCTGCCACAGCATCAGCGTCAAGTGAATTCTGAGCAATAGCTACGATATCGTTGTTAACCTGACTCGAACCAGATGGCGTAACTGCACCATCGGCCGCGGTCTGTAGTTCGTCACCAGCGGTATACGTATCTGCTGTGTTATAGTGGGTGGTGTCATAAATACCCAAATGGGCAACACCTACGGGATCACCCGTGAACGCGTCCGAACTGCCCAAATCGCCGGGAAGTCGGAATCCAGTCGGATGAGCAGAAGACTCTGCCCTCACGTTCTGCATGAGGAACCCGTAAGGATCTCCAGATGGCGTACCACTGACAACAGCAACCAGCTCGTCGCCAGATAGATGCACGACTGCACCGGCGGTTGCGGTGGCCACCCAAGTAGAATCATGTGTCAAAAATTGATTCTGAACTACTGGGTCACGTGGAATGAATACCATGTGTATGTTCCTCCTTATTCAGAGTTTTTGTCGCCTCGCTTCTCAGCGTAGACATTTTCCCATGCTTGGGCACATTCTGCTTTGATAGAAAGATTTGGTCTAAGCTCTTGATCAAGAGCCTTGGCGATAGCTTCGCCTGTGGAAAGTGATGCCACTTCCTTATTCTCGGGGGTCTCCTCTGACGCAGTTTCCTCCGTCTCGGTTTCCTCCTCTGCACTTGCATCGGCTTCTTCCGAGGAAGGAGTAGTGCGGGCTGCAGAAACTTCTGCGACCTTGGCTACAACTTGCTGGACCAGCTCGACACACTTGGAATCAGCAGTATCACATCCAAGTCTTTCAGCTATCTCCTTGACTTCATTCTCATCAAGATTGGCCAAATCCAAAACCTTGTCCTCTTCCGACTCTTCTGGGGCGGGGACGTTGAACTTTGCCTTAAGAGCAGATAGTTCGCTCTTATAGGACTGGAACTCTTCATCTGACATGTCTCGAATCTTAGCGTACTGGGCTTCAGCACTCTCTTCATCAAGGGTTACGCCAGCTTCATCAAGTTCAGCCATGCGGCTTGCTGCAGTCTCTTCTCGTGCAATTGTATCTAGAGCAGCTTGCGCTACTGATGCACGATCGTTTGCTTCCTGTAGGGCAGCTTCGAGTTCTACTAGCTTCTCGTTAGCAGCTACCTCAGCCTCTGTGGGCGTGGAAACATCGAGGTTTGAAAGAGCTTCCTCATATTCAGCAACCTTTGCATCCTTTGCCTCGATGGACGCTTTCAGTGCTTCAAAGGTCTCTTTAGCCTCGTTAAGGGCCTCTTCTGCCTCGGCACGTGCCTCGGCATCTTCTCTGGAAGAAAGAGCGGCCTCTACGCGAGCTTGAACCGCAGCATCGAATTCTTCCTCAGTCATGGACTTAAGAATCTGGTTCATAGCTTTTCTTCCTCCTTTTGGTTGAAGTTTGTCCGATTATTGCCCCCCAGCAACATCTGACGGGTGTGCTCTTTGGGTCACACTTCCTTTCATCTACTCCGTAACCTTTTCCTTCACTAAAAATGTAGTGAACACATAAAGTATTAAAGCTTAAGGCACTACTACCATTACAACGCCTGCTGAGGTCCTAAAAAGGCTCCCGTCGGCTAGGCCTGCGGCTGCGGCAGTGCTGCTGTCGGCATACTCTGGAAGATTTTCCAGGGCGAGCGCCAGTCCCAACTTACCGTCTAATCTGCGAAGATTACCGTCGTCGGGCTTGACATATACACTTTGAAGATCTGGCTTTGCCATTTTATATGTCCTCCTTTTCTGTTTTTCTTGTAAGAATCAGCTGATCTTTAGTTACAAATGAATCACCAAATTTGGATTGGAGCTTGGACACTACAACTACGGTGTCCCGCTCCTCTAAAACTTTAACTGCCTTATTAATTGCGATCTCTCGATCTTCACCGGCCTCAATCAACTCTTGGCCAGCTCCTAGCAGTAAGACAAACCCGACTACCTTTTCTCTTTCGACGCCGGGATTTTTACCTTGAGCCATTTTGAACGCGTCCACTTTATGCTTAAACCTCTGGACTCCGTCTGTGTCAATAACGGACGCGGCTTCAATTGGCGAACTAATTATTCTGAAGTTTTTTTTTCAGCAGAAATAAAATCTCGAAGGGATGCGCGGAGGTCGCGAGCTTGAGCAATGATTCTCTCGTTCTGCTCCTTCACGTCTGCGGAGGCCTTCTCAACTGCTACCGGCTGTACCAGTGTAGTAGTAAAGGTATTTCCAGGGCCTTCCGTAACATGCTCACGAACGGTCTTGG